GGCAATGCCTTGAAACCCACCGCCATACAAATCGACCCACCCCCTACCAAAACAACCCTACCCCCTATTGAATTGTTTACCCCCTATTGAATTGCTACCCTCTATTGAATTGTTTACCCCCTTTTGGATTGTCAGAATATTTTTTCCTGGAGGGGCTTTGCTTTTTCCTGGAGAATATTTGCTAACAAAAAAAGGAGCAACAAATTAATGTTACCCCCTATTGAATTGTTTACCCCCTATTGGATTGCTATACTAAAAACCATCTTTCGCAAATTTAGGCACTCTCGAGCCATTACAACGTGCATCGGGAAATTGTGATGGCTTTCTATACTTACCTTCGGCATACTTCCTCTCTGCCTCTATTTCGCCCCTTGTTCGTTCTATTGAGAATCCAGTTATTGGATTGGTATGGTAGTTCCAAAAATCTTTTGGATAATTACCTCTTTGTGTTTGTTCAGGTGTTAGTGTTTTTAGGTCTGCCCATTTTTTATTGTACGACATCTTATGTTAGTTTTTTTAGTTCGATTAATTGCTTTAATAATTGTAACCTGGAATCTATGAGTTTGGATTCGTAGTATTCTACTTTTGCCCTTGAATCTTTTATGAGTTGATTTAATTCTGTTACTCTGACTTCTCCTTCCATATTATTCTTTAGTGATATTTATCTGATGGTATATTCCGTTAAAACCTATACCACATTCTTCGTCTACTTCATATCCTGATTCCCCATCAAAAAATGTCAAGGTGTCTGAAATTAGATTCAAGAAATGTTGTTTCTGTCGAGGGCTTGAGTTTCTGTAAAAATCCATAGCCTTTTGAAAATCTTCTGTGTATTCCATCTTATTTGTATTTGCTATGGTTAATTAGTCTGCCACTTGACAAAATGTGTCCAGCTTCTTCTCTACTGATTTGATGATGCTCTGCGAAAACATCAATAGTCAAATAGTTATTAAAGTATTCAATGTACATTAGTTCTTTTTGTTCATCTGTGTATTCCATCTTAATTGTTTTTGTTTAAATTATACCATTTTATGAATTCTATTACTGCTTTGTGAGTAGGTTCTATACTATTGTATTTACCCCTAACACTTTTGTTGAAGAATGACTTACTATGTTCTTTTTCCCCATAACCCTTACTTTTAATAGAGGTTTTATCCCCATATATAACAACCTCTGTACTAAACTTGTCTCTGTCCCAAGAGGGTACTTTCCTTATCTTTTCAACCACAGGCATCAACCAATCCCAAGAAATATTGTATGATAATTCTTGTTCTTCATACCAAGTTCCACTATTGAACTCCTTAAAGTAGTAGTTCAAATTACCACTATTAGAAACCTCTGTTGGCAACTCCATAAATTCCGCTATAAGTTTATTGTTTTCCATCTTAATTAGTTTTTTCTAAGTCAATTAATCTTTGTGTTTCTTCTCCTTGTTGCATTGACAATTCAACGATATTGTCAAACAGTTTACTATTCATTAAATCTTTGCTACTATTCATTAGCTTTAATACTTCGTTAAATGCTTGGTGTTTTTCAAGTGATGCTTCTACTGTCATAATATTTGTTTTTAGTTATTTTCTTTGTAATCGTTTTCGTATGCAAATTCGTGTATCTCTTCCTTTACCATATCGGTAATTAACTCCCCGTGTAGAACTGCCTCTAAGCAATGCTGTGCCTCTTGAAAGCTAACATCGTAGTTATCTTTAACGTCATCTACATTCCACCAGGAAACGTGATAGCCCACACTTCTCAATAAGTCTTTGGCTTTTTGTACTTCTTCAGGTTTTTTCATTTTGCTTGTTTTTATTGGTTTACTTTTTGATTCTCACTATCAAGGTAACATTCTGCTCTAAAGATTATTTCTTCTTCTGACAATTCAACAGGAAAAGTCCCCGTATTAAGGTAAATACTATTGTCAATAGTGATGGTCGGAACGTTTTGTAATTGAAACCATTTTTCTGCGTAATGTAATTTAGTCTTCATAATGTTTGTTTTGTTTGTTAAACTTGGTGCAATATATAATTTTATTTTGAACTGGCAAGGTTTATTTTGCTTTTGTAAATTCTTCAAAATAACCTGACATATCTATATCTATAACCATAAACCCAATTTTTTCTAAATTATTAGCTATTTCAAACCCATCATCTAAATCCCCAAAAGCATCTTTTATCTCTTTTGTGAATTCATTGTACTTTTCAACGTGATATATTTTATTCATAATATTTGTTTTATTTGTTAAACTTGGTGTAAATCTACAACATTTATTTTTAACTGGCAAATTCTATCTTATTTTTATTGCAAGTTAATTCCACAACTGTATCTACGTTCACAGTTCGGTAGCCATCATTCACTACATCAAAAACAATAATATAGTTAAAAGTCTTTGGGTCATATCCAAGCGAACCTCCTTTGAGATGCTTTTTTACACCCAATCTTCCATTTAACTCTCTTAACATTCCGTTTTTCTTAATGAACTTAATAGTAAAGAATTTTCCAGTACTAATTGCCTTGATAATTTGTTCTCTTTTGTTCTGCATAATATTTGTTTTTAATTGTTATCTGAAGCAAATCTACAAATACTTTTTCATTCCACCAAAACTTTTTTCACTTTTTTACTTGACAAGACCTACAAAACTACTTTTGTTTGTGTCGTGGTACAATGCCATTTCCTGGATTCCAGGACTGACAAAGAGCCAAAATCAAAAAACCCCAACGAGAAATCGGAGGGGTATTGAATTGAAAAGGGGGTATTGAATTGAAAGGGTATTGAATTGTTAAACTACCCTATTGAATTGTTAAACTACCCTATTGAATTGTTAAACTAATTAACGATGTACATTCCTTTAGGGACTGACCTCATCAACAGATACTCACAAGCATAACGCAAGGCATCTATTCCGTGATTCCAATCATCACGAGGCACAGAGCCTCTCATCTTCCAGGAGTAATTATTGAATTCTTTTATAAGGTCTATTGAATTGCCGTCTATAACAATGTGATAGTCTTGCATCATAGCAATACCTGTCAAGATACTACCTTTCTTCTTAATTGTAGGGGTAACGTTAAGTCCTTTCATCTTAAATTCTGACAATAGTCTTGGCTCTGAGTTATCACACACAATAAGATTCTTACCTGCGTACCTCCTATTAGATTCATAGAGTTGAGATGTAGCCATTCCTGGTTTGTAAAAGTGTAGCTTTGCCCACACCTTCTTTAGTTTCTTATCTACTGCAACCTCTACCAATACAGAGGGGTCTACACTAAATCCAAAGTCTTGCCCAAAAATAGTATCCATATCTTTAGGAAAATCTCCTATCGACCAATCAGTAAACACAACACCTTCTGCTCTGTCTAACCAACCTCCCATTATCTGATGGCGAAACTTCTCAGGTCTGTTCTTCTGCATATCCTTCAAACCTAATACAAATGATTCTGATAGGTTTTCTATGTTGTCAAGGTATGTAGTATGGATATAGTTCACGTTCTCCTTATCTCCGTTATGTCCATCAGGCACACCTCTATTCTGAAAGAACCTTTGGTATATCCAATGCTCTTTTGTCGTAGGGTTTAAGATTACGATACATCTATTCTTTACACCTTTTGCTCTAACTGAAAAGTCAATCTTATCAAATACCTCTTCGTCTGTAAGTTCTTCTGCCTCATCAACAACAAATGTTGTTACGGCATTAATAGACTTTAGCTTTGCCGTTTGGTCGCCACTTGACGTCTTGACCCCACTAAAGATAATTGAACTACCTGTGAGTTTGTTTGTGATCTCTGCCTTAGTAACCTCGAAGTGTTCTGCAACACCCATTAAATCTATCTTCTCCAGGAACTCAGGAATAATAGACATCGAAGCTGAGGTCATAGTGTAACGAGTAAAGAGAATCTTATGCCCTTTCTCATAGGTTAAGTGGAGCAGGAATACGTTTATACCAAACGACTTTCCCGAACCACGCCCTCCAGTTACAACGTGGTATCTTGCATCGCTATTATATAATGACTTATACTTTGGGTTCAGTTGTACTTGGCTCATCTGTATCTTCTTCAGGGGTTATATCTATTGTTCTTTCTTCAAGGAAGTTTACTATTGGAATGTTTATATCAGTCTTAACATTGACTTCCTTCTGTTCTTTAGGTTTACCATACGTAAACTCTAATAGCATCTTCATGTGGGGGAAGCTCTCCTTAGCTTGTTTCGCTACCTCAAGCCACATCTTCTCCTCGCTTCCGTAGGCTTTTTTTATGGCACTAACTGCAAAGTTCCGTAGCTTCTTCTCAGTTATCTTGGGAGGTCTACCTGCTCTACCTTTAGTTGAATGACCACCATTGTTCTTGCGACCATCAACCTTCTTTATTGGTTTGTTCTCGTCTTTATTCTCCATCATCAATAATCTTTGACGTTGTCAATATCAACTGAACGAATCCAACATACAATACGTAATCAACAACGTAATGCCTTTCGCTATCTTGCTCTTTTCTTCCAATATACTCATAGGTTCTTAATCCTAATAGCATTCCGTTAAACACTCCTAAACTTAAATACCAATCTTTTCCTTCCATAATTATTCTTCTTTTTCTAATGAAATTATAATAAATCTTACTGTAACTATCACTCCGAATACTACTACCAGTACTGCTGCTAAAATATCACAATCCATAATATTATTGTTTTAGTAATTTGTTTATGTTACTCTTTTGAGCTTCATTGACTTTATTCAGGAAACTCCTTAAATCCTTTACAGGTATCTGATGCCTTGCTCTAAACTGTTCTACAAATTTAACGTATGGATGTAATCCTTCTTTGTGGAAGTTTTCCTCAAGGTCTATGATTCCTGATATTGTACATTTTTTAAGTTCGCTCATAATTCTATGTTTTTCATTGTTCCTGTTGTTAGTAATCTGTATTTTCTTTTCAAGGACTCAACATACAAAGTTGCATCCATTAATTCTTCTTGGAGATGTTGTAGCCAATCTAAGGCACTTAAATCTTCTCTATCCATTGTCTGTCCATATTTTTCTATTCCTACCTTAGAACGCTCCTTATAAGCCTCTATGACTGTCTGTACTATCTTGTCTTCCATACTACTTTCTATTTTTATAAAAGTGGTTATACAATTCCCAAATCTTCTCTTGGGTT